CAGTTGACAAAGGTGAGTTTGATTTTAGATTAGAAACTTTACACAATCGTGTGACAGCTTTATCTCGTGGTCATTTTTGTATACTACTTGCAAGACCAGAGATGGGTAAAACAACTTTATCTAGTTTTTTAGCGGCAGGTTATGTACAACAAAAAAAGAAAGTAACATACTGGGCAAATGAAGAACCTGCAGTAAGAATTAAAACAAGAATAATACAATCACATTTTGAAGTTTCTAAAAAAGATGTAGCAGAAAGAATAGAGTATTTTAGACCACGTTATCAAACAGAGATAAAAGATTATCTGACAGTTTTTGATAGTGTTGGTACACACATTGACGAGATAGAAAATTACGCAAGACTTTATTCCCCGGATGTTATGTTTATTGACCAATTAGATAAAGTACACATAACTGGTTTATACAATCGTACAGATGAAAAATTAAAAGAAGTTTATGTAAGAACAAGAGAGATAGCAAAAAGACATAGCTGTTTGATATGGGCGGTATCACAAGCAAGTTATGAAGCACAAAATTTACATGAAGTTAGTTATGAACATTTAGATAATTCAAGAACAGGCAAGGCAGGTGAGGCAGACATAATTTTAGGAATAGGTGTTGGCGAAGGTGATAACGCTAGAACTTTACATGTTAGCAAAAATAAATTAAATGGTTGGCATGGTAACACATACACATCAATAGATATTGAAAGGGGAGTATTCGAATGAACGTAACAACTTTAGATGTAGAAACATCTTATCACAGAAAATATGATGATACAGTATCAAGTCCTTTTGAAGGTGACATACTTGTTAGTGTTGGTTATAAAGTTAATGATAAACCTTGTGAGTATTTATGTTTTAATCACAATCATCAAAAGCCAACAAAAGATGCAAAACAAATTTTGCAAAAAGTTTTAGATGAAACAGGATTATTAGTAGGGCACAATCTTAAATTTGATTACAATTGGTTAGTTAGTTGTGGGTTTACATATAATGAAAGAATGTATGACACGATGATAATAGAATATACATTTGCAAAAGGATTGAAGAGAGGTTTTAGTTTAGCTGATAGCTGTAAGAGAAGAGGATTAGATTTAAAAGCTACAGACTTAATTGACCCATACTTAAAAAAGAAAATATCATATGAAGATATACCTTGGGAAGTTGTAGAAGAATATGGCAAACAAGATGTTGAGATTACATATCAGTTAGCATGTGCACAATTGAATAAAATAAATTTAAAATTTGAGGAAGTATGCAAAGGCTTTTCCCCACAATAAAATTAAGTATGGAGCTAATGAAAGTATTAGCTAAAATAGAATACAACGGCATTAAGATTAATGTTGATGCTTTGCACAAAATAAAAGACCAATATGAAAAAGAATTAAAAGAATTAAAAATTTTTTTACTTACAAAGATAGATGAGCTTATGGGAGATACACCAATAAATTTAGACTCGCCAGATGATAGGTCTATATTATTTTTTTCTATGAAAGTTATAGATAAAAAATTATGGGCAAAAGAATTTAATATTGGATATGAAGTACGAGGTAATACAAGAAAACAAAAACGTAAAACTAATTATGATGAGATAAATGATTTTTATCATGCAGTAAATGGTTTAGCAAAACCAATATTTAAAACAACATCAACACTGTGTCAAAACTGTGACGGCACAGGTAAGTATAAATACAAAAAGAAAGATGGTACATACAGTAACATAAAAAGAAATTGTAAAACATGTAATGCAAAAGGTAGAATATATACTAATACAAAAGAAAGAGCAGGATTACGATTAATACCAAGAGGTTCACTTGATACATCTGCTACAGGATTTAAGACGGATAAAACTACATTAGAAGAATTTATATCGTCTATTAATCCAAATCAAAGAGAGTTTTTAGAAAAGTATGTAAGATATTCTGCCATAAGAACTTATCTTAGAACTTTTGTAGATGGCATAGAAAAGAGTAAAGACAATAATGATTACATTAGACCACAATACATGCAATGCGTTACATCAACAGGTCGGCTTAGTTCTAGAAATCCAAACTTTCAAAACATGCCTAGAGGTGGTACATTTCCTGTTAGACAATGTATCATATCAAGATGGGATGGTGGTAAAATATTAGAGGGTGATTACGCACAATTAGAATTTAGAGTTGCCGGGTTTTTAGCTGATGATGACCAGATATATGCTGATGTTAAAAACAACGTAGATGTGCATAGCTTTACGGCAAAGATATTAGGAGTTTCAAGACAAGTAGCCAAGGCAGACACTTTTAAACCGCTATACGGGGGTGTATTAGGTACACCAAAACAGATGCAATATTATCGTGCATTTAAAGAAAAGTATAGTGGTGTAACAAGATGGCATAGAAATTTAATTAATGAAGCATTAGAAACAAGGCACATAACTTTACCATCTGGAAGGTCATACTACTTTCCAAATACTGAGCGTATGCCTAGTGGTAGTGTATCAAATGCTACAGCTATTAAAAATTATCCTGTTCAAGGATTTGCCACGGCTGACCTACTGCCCATATCGTTAATTAAATTAGATGAGTTGTTGACAAAGCGTAAATTAAAAAGTATTATCTGCAACACAGTACATGATAGTATTGTATTAGACGTTTACCCAGATGAAGAAGAGATGGCAATAGAAACATTAAAAGAAGCTATGTTGTGTTTACCAGAGGAAACTCAAAGACGATATGGCGTAAAGTATGATATGCCTATTGGTATTGAACTTAAAATGGGTAGTAACTGGTTAGAAACTAAGGAGGTATTCAAATCATGAGTACAAATAATATGGCAATTGCCATACCAGAAAACTTTGATAATCTATCCGATGAACAGTTGATGAACTTAACAGGTCAAGGTTTAGTCGGTGGAGATTCCTCTTCAGTATTATCAAGACTATCTATAAATTATCAAGCAGAAGACGAAAATGATAAACCATTACCTAGAGGTTGGTTTTCATTACGTGTGGGAGATAAAACCGTTTATGCGAAAACGGTAGATTTTAGAATGTTTCTAAGATTATATAGTTATAGTTATTGGGATAATGCGGAAGATACGTTTGTTGCTTCGGTTCAAAGACCGAGTTTGAGCGATGAATTTCCGGATATTCAAGGCGGTTACAAGTGCGGAAAACTTAGTAAAGATGAGCTTGCTGAATTAAGTGATACTGATGCAAAGAAAGTATTAAGTAATCAAGTTAAGTGTAATCAAGTAATTTATGGTATAGCTACTATTAATGATGGTAAATATACTGATGAAACTAAGTTTGAACCAATTGTCGACCAACCATGTGTCTTTTATGCTAAAGGGGTCAACTATGTACCTTTCCAAAAAATCATTGGCAATCTTGCAAAGCAACGAAAACCAATGATAAGGGCAGTTGTATCAATGGCAACGAAGAAACAAAAAACTGTTGGGAACACTTTCTTTATTGTAGAGCCTACTGTAAAAACTATGGTAGATACTATAAATGATAAAGATAAGAGTTTATTAAAAGAATTCGCTGAGACTGTATCTGCAGTGAATGAGTCCGTCATGGAGAAACATCGTGAGGCTGTGAAACTAAAACCAAAAAATAGCGACCACTCCCTAGCTATTGAGATAGAGGCACAGCCTTAATGATTAAGACATTAGTCGAAAATTTTCTTTATGATGCGTCTAGGGGGGAAGCAAGTCTTCCCCCCGAAGTCGTTAAGGAGTTTGGTGAATCTTGTCAAAAAGCGATAGAAAAACAATTTAATTCTAACAAAAAAGAATGGCGTTTACGAATGTCTGAAGTTGGTAAGCCATTATGTCAACAACAACTTGGTAAACAAAATGTAGAATATGAAACAGAATATAATGCAATAGTAAAATTTTTATTAGGTGATTTGATAGAAGCTATGGCAATAGCTATACTACGAGGAGCAGGAATAGAATTAGAGAAGATACAAGAACCTGTATCATTAGACATAGCTAATATAAAATTAGAGGGCACTTATGATGTAAAGATAGATGGTAAAATATGGGATATAAAATCTGCAAGTCCTGCTAGTTTTAGTAATAAATTTGGTGAGTATGGTGGATTTGAAAGAATAAAAGAACAAGATACTTTTGGTTATGTAGACCAAGGATTTATGTATGCGTCTGGTGATAAATCAAAGTTTGGTGGATGGATAGCAGTTAATAAAGTTACTGGTGAGTTTGCAGTTTGTGAAGTGCCAGAGAGTCAAGAAGAAGAAATTAGTAGCTCACAAAAAAGAATAAAAGATAAGATAAATAAATTAAATAAAAATGTAAAATTTAAAAAAGGTTTTGAAGATACAAAAGAAGTTTACAAAGCAAGAACAGGTAAAGATAAAGGGATAGAAAAAGAAACTGGTAATAGAATACTAAACACTATTTGTGGTTATTGTGGATTTAGAAAACATTGTTGGCCAAATGCTGAGATGCATCCTAAAATAACATCACGAGCAAAAGCTAAACCTATTATATGGTATAGTAAACTTAAAACAAAGGAGCTAGCAGACCTATGAACGTACTATGGTTATCAAACATTAGAAAAGCTGATGTTGAAGCAAATGATGAAAATGTTATCTGGATTTACTATGATGATACAAACAACGAAAGAAAGAACATTGCATGGATGAGAGAGCATCCTAATTGTCACGTTATATTTTACCGAGACAATCAATCAAAAGATGGGTATTGGCAAGATGAAAATTTAAAAAGAAGAAAACACGAAGTTGATTCTAGGTTTCAAGGATTAATTACTGCAATAAAAACAGGTAAATTAATTGTGTTTCCGCAGGATGATACTACTATGGTTTTAAGTGAGTTAGAAAAAAATACATTTGGTACATTTGAAATATTTAAAAGTCATTTTTCAAACATCAGTAAGTATAAGTTAAAAACATTATTGTGAGGTTTAGGTCAAAGGCAGAAATTAGCTTTGCATCATGGCTAATAAAAGAAGGTATAAATTATGAATATGAAAAGCACAAACTTAAATACATACCAGACCC